CACTCAGGGACAAGGTGCTTGTGACGGCGCTCCAACTGCCGGCGACGGGCTTTAATCTGCTCCCAGAGCCATTCCTTGATGGCTTCGTCCACTTCGGACGGAAAACTCGTCTCGCGCATCTCGAACTTGCGCTGAGTGCGGTAACTGAGTTTCGGAGTTTTGTCGGGCGAGAGTTGAGGGGCCGTGGCCATCAATGAAACCAGTAGGGTGTTTCGCCGTCCTTCAAGCCAAGAATCCAATCGCAGTCATGCGTCGTCATCGCAAGAGAACAACCTGCTCCGCCTGCTCGCCCTTCGCCGTCGAGCCAATCTCAAACTCCACGCGGTCGTTTTCCTGAAGCTGTTTGTAGCCGTCCGCTACGATCTGCGAGAAGTGAACGAACACATCCTTGCGACGGCCTTCTACACCAATGAATCCATAGCCTTTCTTTGGGTCGAACCACTTCACCGTGCCTGTCATGCCGCGATGTTCCTTTCTGCTTCACGCACCGAACCGATGAAATTGAATTTTCCGAAGGCTAGCTCTACCAACCTGAACTCGCACCGCGGAAACGCTTTCTCCAGATGCTCGCTCTGGGTGTCCAAGAAAGCGTCAATATCTTTCTCTGAATACCAACGACCTGCCGCGGCGTGGAATCTCTTGTGAGTCTCCCGCTTAGGAAACGGTGCGATAGGCGGAATAATCACTCGTACTTCCAAGAGCTTTGTGAGCTTCCCGTATTTGGTACTTTCACGAACCATGCCACTACGCTCCAATTCTCAGACCCGACAGAAACTCCTTGTCGCAGTCCGTTAATTCCAACTCGTTGCTTGGGAGACGCTCACTGATGCACGTTGGACACAATGTGGTAGCATTCATCGCCCAGACTCGTCCTTCTTGGTCTACCCACATTGGAATGTCAGGGGACGGAATATACCAACCCATCAGTACCCTCCCGCCCCCACGTGCCGACTTGCAAAATCGTCATGCTGCCTCGTTGCCCACTCCATCGTTTCCTTGCTGCGCACTCCGCTCAAAATCTGTGGAACGTATCCCAACGTGTCCAGCACGTCGATGGTCGCGCTCGCCGGGTAGTTGTCGTATTCGCTTATGAACTCGACGTGGCTGCGATGGCACCAAATCTGCGTGTTCTTGAACAACGGCTCCAGCGCCTCGATGCGATTCTTTTTCGCGTTCTCGGAATTGTCGTAAGGGAGTTCGTTGACGTAGATAGGTCGGGTTTCTTTTCTGTTCCGCTCTTCCAGGTGGAACTTCATCAAATCCTGAGCGGCTACCGTTTCCAGCCACATGTCGCTCATGTTCCAGCGATGGCCCATCTTGTACATCTGCTCGACTAAATCTCCGTAGCCGGGCCGCTGTGCCCAAACGTCGAGCAGATAAATCCTGTCCTTCTCAGGGTCCCAGCCGACTATCAGGATTACGTGGTTGCAGCGCTTCCGCTTTTTGTTGTGGGCTAGGTCCACCAACATGCGGCGGAGAAGAATCCCGGCGTTTACATCCTGAACGACATTGCCGTCGTAGACCTCATGCTCCAAATTCAGCGTGTTGCGCGGGTCTCGCAGGTCCAGCTCGGGATGCGACTGCTTGAACCGGAAGTGGCGTTTCCACTCCGGCCGGAAGATACATTCCTCGGGAAGAACGCTTTGGTTGAGATAGAAGTGCGCGTAGTCATACGCTCCAACGTCGTTCCGCTTCTGCGCGAGCCGTTCCATGCTCCACTCTTCAGGGAATATTGGCCGACCCGCTGGATGCTTTTCACAGCACCCGCCCTCTGCTGAGTGTGTCTCGAATTTGAATTGTGGCTGATTCGCACGAATCCAACTGTTTAGGTCTTGATGGCCCCAGCGGTTTCCGATGACGAGCTGGCGCCCGATGCTAGATGGGTCAAAGGCCGCGGTGTCCAGCCGAGTCGTTAACTGCCGATGCCAGCGAATCAGTCCTTCGAGAACTCGGCCGTCCCCGTGCAGCATAGAGTCTTGCGCTGCTTTCCCCATGTTGTCGTCTTGAATCGTGCTGTCCGGGTGAATGCCCTGAAGCGCCTGGCCGACTCCGCGGTACTCGTATGTTCCCGTTGTCGCGTCCACGTTCGCCGATCTCATGCGCTTCTGAAACTTGCTGTGATCGTTCCAGGTACATTTGTTGTCGGGCAGGATGTCGCTGAAAACGAAGCGGAATAAGTCGTTCTGCTGGAAGTGCTCGTCTACTTCCTTGCCCATGTCGATAGCGCGGCCTTCGATCTCGTGCGTTACCAGCGTTCGCGTGTTCTGGTTGTGCGCAAACTTCATCCAGCGAATCCACGGCTCGTCGAAGCCTAGCTTGCGCATCATGAACTCGTCGCGTTCCGTGAACGGAAGAGCCCACCACATCGAGAGCGCGATACCGACAGTCGTCTTGAAATGCCCCATCGGCTCTTCGAGGACGAGATGCAAGTCTTCGCGTTCGAGCGACTCGCACATATTCCAGTGGAGTAACGCGAGCCGCTTTTTGTTCAGGATGGAATACGCGAAGTAGAAGAGCGAGCCGAGAGAATTGAGACGGCGAGCGTCTTTGTAGGCTTGCTCGTTGTTCGTGGGGACTGGGAGTGGTTTCCATTTCACGGCTCAACTCGCTACGCCGCCGTCCCCAGCGCCGCGCTCTTCCTAACGCGCCGCAATTCCAGATGCCCTGCAATCTTGGCGAGCACTTCGCTCTCTCGCAAAACCACGATGGTTATTTCTACGGGAGTTCCGTGCATGTCCTCCGCTACCAGGTCGTAAGCGTGGCCAGCGAAGGAAGGGTAGATCACTGCCTGCCCGCGCTCGAAGTGTTCAACGAGATGGCCCCTGCTTACCACGGTTCCGGTCGTCGGCCTTCGCTCACTTGAATCAGGAACGACAATCAACCCGCCCTTGCCTTGGCAGTCAGGGCAAGGAATCTTCGCAGAGCCGGAACAGGTCGAACACTTTTTCTCTCCGCGCTTCCCGCTAAAACAATCGGGACAGCTCACATACGACACATCGTTGACGATCTGCTTCCCTCCGCAAGTCGTACACTCGTACCCGCTCACGAACGGGTCTTGCACAATCACAAGTCTGTCCGCGTGCGCCTCCATCGTCATAGTTCCGAGTTTCAAGACGTTGGTTTCAATCGCTGAAGCTAGGTCAATCTCCGGCATGTACACTTTCCTTTCCGTCTGAACGTTCTACAAATTCGGCTATCAATGGCTCCTGACTTCTGCTCGCGAGAGCCTGAATCTTTTCAAGGCTCTGCTCTGCTTCGCGCTTCTCGCCCTCGGTGAGAATGATGATCGTGTTTGTCGGCGCTTTCTCTTGGGCGAAAAATCCGGGAAGGTGCCGGCCGAGAAGCTCGCAGCCCTTGAGGACGTCACGTGGACTAAAAACATAAGCCGCAGCCAGTTCTCCAGCTGGTGTTTCAATCAAGATTGGCTGGCCGAGCTTGTCCAAGACTGGCCTTGCCTGCCTGCAACGCTCGACGGTCTCATGCACTGTACTCAACACATATTCGGCAGAAATGTTGAGTTTCTCCGACATCGCCTCTAGTCTTTTCGTGATTTTCTGTTGAACTTCAACATGCTTCAACAACCGCTGCCCCTGCGAATAAGCAGTCTTTTTGCTGTAACCCGCTGCAATCGCGGCCTTTGTCGCGTTAGGCTCGATGAGGTAGTGCTTAACAAATAGCTTCTGGCGCTCATTCATGGGTGGGAAGTGTCCAAAAGTGAACAGACGGGCTTTTCTGCCTCTTGTACCTTGTGCCCCAAGGAGGAGGAATGCACCACATACCCCGTGCCGCGCCTGGCGAACATGCACAATTGCATACCTGGGCATCGCAGAAGATTGCTTTGCTCACTTGGGAGCTTATGACGAGAGGAGGAGATCATTTGGAAGGACAGCTAGCTTGGCTACGCGAATTAGAAGAGTGGGAGATCAAGCGAGCGCACCTCACGACATTTGCAGGACGAGCGGGCCTGCGTAACCGCTCTGGCGGGGTATCCAAGTAGCTTGGGCAATGACACAGATCATGCGGGGCCCAAGCCAACGTGCGCACTTGGACTGCGGCTGATTATCGCCACGGGCCGTCATCTCCATCGCTTCTATCTTCTTGATGTGCTTGTGGTTACGACAGGAGGGAATATTGCCGTTCTTTTCGAGGTCTAGCGCTTCCCAGGGATGTAATACGCAGATGGAGTTAGCCAAGACGTGTTTTCAGGTTCCCAAGCAGCGCAAGCATAAAATCGTGGGCGAACGCATTCAACGAGGGGTCATTACGTTCCCGCTCTGCCTTCTCAGCCTGTTTGCGATAGTACTCAACTTCTTCTGGGCTCATTTTTCCACGAACGTTGTACTTGGGTTGGCGACTGCGGATAAGCTCGGTCTCAATACCTCGCGCATGAGCTTCGCCAGAAGCGAGAATTACGAAAAGCTGGTCGGCCTCTTTCAATGCGCTGCGAACGGCGGAATGACTCTCGTCGGCGATCCTAACCAGAACATTTTTGGCCATGCCGACATACAAAGTCTCTTTCTGATTGCAAAGCATGTAAACGCCGGGACCAAGAAGCCTTTTGAAGTCGGACAGGCCATTAAAGGAGAGCATCTTAGAGCCGATGTCTTCGAGAAAGTGCTCAGAATAGAGAAACTTAGCCTTATTCATCAGCTTGGACCTTAGGGTTAGACCTAAGGATTTTTTCTCCTCACTTAGAAGCGGAGCGACTGGGAGGCAACTCAGCCGCCCCGCCGAGGAGGCATCATGGAGACTACACTGCGTCAGTCCCCTTTTTACGGGGTAGGGCGGAGCTATGCAATGAATTTTACGTACTACGCGGTCTTCTCGACTAATTCAAAAAAACTGCGGATTAACTCGACGCGCGAATGGGTTCCGGTGTCGCGGTAGATTCGCTGAAGCGTGTTCTTGACTGACTGTGTTTCGAGGCCGAGTCGCTGCGCTATTTCTTTGTCGCTGAGTCCTGCTGCTATGAGTTTTACTATTTCCCGCTGCCTGGCTGTGAGCTGCGGAGCTTCCTTCAAAGGTTTCCCCCGATCCCCCGAAAGTTTAATTCAAAGGCTTTTTGGGAACTACTGCGGACACTTCACTTCGCTTTTGGCTACCGCACGGCTTACTTCCCCTCTTTCTGTCCGCGCGTCACGGGCGCAGCAATGGCAGCGACAAATCGTGATACCAAATCCCCTGCTTGCCGTTGCATCTCACTATCGGCTCAAGTAGCTGGACATCGCGTAGCCACAAACCCATTCGTGGCGTCTCGCACTCTATTAACGCCCACTTCGCATCATTGGGAGACAGTACTCCGTAACTGCTGACCATAACTGTGCAGAGGATTCCCGGTGGATTCACGCGCATAAAGTCGAACGTTTGCATCCGTCGCTCGTGAGGAAGAAACCGTCCGGCCTGCATGGACCATCCTGCATCCCACTTCGCCGAAGCGTGAATACCGATCCGTTTTCCTTCCAGCGCCTTGAAACGGTTCTGACGGCGA